GGCAAAGTCTTGCAGTCGCGCATTCCAGAGTTTGCCGACGCGAGTAAGGCCCGTGAAATTACGGGCAAGATCCGCAATACGGCATCCGAGGCTTACGGTTTTACCGACCAGGAACTGAGTGGCATCGTTGATGCCCGTCAGGTACTGGCGCTGCACGACGCAATGAAATGGCGTGAATTGCAGGCCGCACGGACCAAAAAGGCACCCGAAGCGCCCAAGTCAATCAAGCCGGTCATGCGCCGTACCGAGCCGCAGCAGATTGTTCGGAAAAAGCAGATCGACGCAGCACGGAAGAGTGGTGGCAAGCCCGAGGCTTTCATCGATCTTCTGTTCAAGCAATGAACCCTTAAAGGAGTCTGGTCATGGCGCAGCCAACCAACACCCTGGACAGCTACGACGTTCGTGGCATCCGCGAAGACCTTCAGGATATCATTTATGATATTTCGCCTGAAGAAACGCCCTTTTACACCAAGAGCGCGAAGGCCAAGGCCACCAACACGCTGCACGAGTGGCAGACCGACGCTCTGCGTTCGTCCGCTGACAACGCGCACATTGAAGGCGGCGACACTGCCCCCGAAGCGCGTGCGGTCACGACCCGCCTTGGCAACTACAGCCAGATCTTCAAAAACGCCGTTGCCATCCCCGGCACCGACGATGGCCTGAACAAAGCCGGTCGCGCACGCGAAATGGCCTACCAGGTTCTGAAGATCGCCAAGGAACAGAAGCTGGACATCGAGAAAGCCCTGTTCGCGAACCAAGCCCGTTCGGCCGGTTCGTCGGTTGCTCCCCGCCGTCTGGCTGGTGTACCCGCGTGGATGACCACGAACACCAACTTCCAGTCTGGTTCTTCGGGTGCTGACCCGACCGGCGACGGCACGAACGCGCGCACCGACGACGGCACGCCGACTGCTTTCGACCAGACCAAGTTCGACAGCGTGATGCAGGCGATCTGGCTGTCTGGCGGCAAGCCTGACACTGTTTATCTGTCGTCGTTCCAGATGAACAAAGCCCTGACCTTTACCGGCAACAACAACCAGCGTTCGAATGTGACCGCTGAGTCCGAGAAGGTCATCAAGCACATGTCCGTCTATGTGACGCCGTGGGGCACTGTGGAGTTCATGCCTTCGCGTGAAAACCGCAGCCGCGACGTGTTCATCATGCAGGACGATATGTGGGGAATCGGCGTTCTGCGCGCGACCCGCAATACCGAACTGGCCAAGACTGGCGACAGCGAAAAGCGCCAGATCATCACCGAACTGACCCTCATTTGTAAGAATGAGAAGGCGTCCGGGGCCGTATACGATAACACAGTCTCGTAAGGAGGGAACCCAATGGCTTCCGAATACAAACCTAACCTCGGCGTGATTGAAGTCACTGCCGCCGTCACCCTTGACGATGACGCCTACGCTGGGCGCACCGTCAACCTGAACTCCACCACGGGCCGGATCATCACCCTGCCCGCTGCCACGGGTTCGGGCGCGACCTACACGATCTTCGTGGGTGCTACCGTTTCGTCGGGTTCGCACGTCATCCGTGTGGCCGCCGGCACGAACGTGATGCAGGGCGTTCTTTCGATTGCAACCGACGTTGCAGGCGTGACTTGCCCGACCGCTGCCGACAGCGACACCATCACGATGAGCGGCTCCACCACCGGCGGCGTTCGCGGTTCGATGGTGGAACTGCAGGACGTGGCTTCCGGCATTTGGATGGTTCGCGGCTCGCTGGTTTCGACCGGCTCCGAAGCAACTCCGTTCTCTGCCGCGGTGTCCTGATAATGTTTGGGGGCGGTTCTTCGGGATCGCCCCCTACACCCAAGGAAGATGATATGACGCAAGTCTGGGTAAAAACCAATCGAGGTGATACACTCCGCCTCGGAGACGCGCAGAAGGCGTGCAAGGCTGACGAAGGGCTGACGTATGAAGTTATCGGAACAAATGACGGTCGAGGACGGGATACTGCACATTCAGCAGACCCACGACTTCACCCCGATAGCGGAAAAGTCGAAGGCGCTGCAGTCCGCGGAAGCCTGGAACATGGGCGAGAGCCGGCTGGTGGCGAACATCCCGATGAAGATGTGGGCGCAGTGGGCGAAAAAGCACGGCGTCCGCGTGGACGACCACGGCGCGATGAAGGAAGTCGTGCATAAGGAATTGAATGACCCGGATAACGCACACTTCCGGGTGTGGAATGGCAACCTAGGCCGCTTCCAGGCCAAGTAAGGATCAAGGCAAATGGCGACGATTATCCCTACCACGGTCGAGCAGCAGATCCAGGCGGCGGCGTATCGCTGGACCGATTACAGCACGGCCGACACGTCCACACCGATCAAGGTGCAGAACATGCAGGGCCTGGCCGGATCCGTGCAGGTCACCGGCACGTTCGGCAGTGCGACGATCACGCTGCAAGTGTCCAACGACGGCACGAACTATGTCACGCTCAAAGACAGCGCGGGCACGGATATTTCGCTGACGGCTGCCGGAATGCGTGAGTTTTCGACGGCCGCGCTTTATCTGAAGCCGACCTCCTCGGGCGGTACTGCCGATAACGTGACCGTGACCGTCGTCCTGCGGGGTTAATCCTATGAATATGCCGCTTGCCATTCTGAATCGTCGGCGGCGTGGATTCACCGCCTTCTCCCCCTCCGCCCTCTTCGCTCTCGCCGAACCCGGCGTCTGGTACGACCCCAGCGATGTCGCCAACCTGAACTGGAGGGTCAACCTCCTTACTTGGACGGAGGATTTTACGAATGCTGTATGGACGAAGGGGGCCGGTGCAACTGCAACTGCCACAACATTAAGGGCCGTCGCCGGAACTGGAAATCACTGGCTTTACGCCAGCAACGTAGCGCTTGCTGTCCAGACTTTTTCGATTGAGGCCCGCGCCGACACCGCTTCGTGGATCGCACTTGGTCAGGGCAATACCGGGTCTGCGGCCAATACGTTTTTCAACCTATCCACAGGAACTGTTGGCACCGTCTCCACCGGGCACACTGCGTCAATCGTTAACTTGGGTGGCGGGTGGTATCGTTGCATTATTAGCCAGAACTTCGGCCTCGCTTTTGCCTCTGTTTCCGTAACAACTGCCGACAATGTAGCTATAAACTACAATGCTGTCGGAACGGAGCAGGTAAGCATCCGCAACGCACAACTCGAACTCGGCACAGTAGCCACCACATACCAACCCATCACCACCGTGGATGCCGAGGTCAGCGCACGTTTCCCCAATGCCACCCTGTATCAAGACGACCTCGGGGTTTCCCCCGTAACTACCCCCGGCCAGACCGTTGGGCTGATGCTCGACAAGAGCAAGGGTTTGGTGCTGGGCAGTGAGCTTGTCAGCAACGGCACGTTTGACAGTGGGACTGCGGGGTGGAGCGACATTACTGCCGTCCTGTCCGTTGTTGGCGGTGAGGGCCTCGTTACCGCTGCATCCGGTTTCGGCTATGTGCGGCAGGTCATAACGACGGTTGTGGGGAAGACTTATCAAGTCACCTGCTCTGCCCGCGTTGGTACCACAAACAAGGTTACTTTTTCGCTTGGCGGTGCCGCCGCTGAAACCACCTCGTCCACAACCACCTCACTTCGCCTTTTGTACACAGCCACGGGAACATCAGCAAACCTCTGGCTGCAAATAAACAACGCAGGGACGGCCTACTTCGACAACATCAGCGTCCGCGAGCTCCCCGGCAACCACGCCGTGCAAGCGACCTTCGCCAACAGGCCCCTCTACGGTATCGTACCGTTCGGGGGTAGGCGGAACTTGCTGACGTACAGCGAAGAGTTTGGCGATAGCGCGTGGGCCAAACTTGGAGTAACTGTCTCTACAACCCAATACACTGCGCCCAATGGTACGTTGACTGCGGACGCCCTAGTCCCAACTGGCACTGGGTTCAATATTCAGCGCGCCTTCTCGATCAACATCTCGGGAACCTATACTGCGTCGGTAAGCGTGAAAGACAACGGCGCTGGTTCCTGCATGGTTGCGATGGGAACCGGAACGATAGGGTATTTGATAAATATCAACCTAACTACAGGGGCCTTCATATCTGGTCGTGGTTACGGTGGGGGTGTATTGGTTGGGTACACTATTACAAGTCAGGGTAATGGGTGGTGGAGGGTAGCTGTTTCGGCCACTGCGAGTGTCGGCGGTGTCTCAGTATCCTCTGCCGACGGCACGTCTCCAACCACAGGCATCCTCATCTGGGGCGCTCAACTCGAAACAGGCTCCACAGCAACGGCCTACCAGCGCGTCACAACCCAATACGATGTGACCGAGGCGGGCGTGCAGTCCTGCTCGTATCTGTTCTTCAACGGCACGAACAACTCGATGGCTACGGGAACGATAACGCCGGGGACGGACAAGGTTCAGGTGTTTGCTGGGGTGCGGAAGCTCAACTTGGGTCAGGTCGGCATTATTTTTGAGACAAGCGCCGCTGCCGAAAGTAACGCTGGTGCTTTTCGTTTTGGCCGGGACAGCAGCGGCTACGAATATTTCATTGGTTCGGGAGGTACAATATATCAGCAGGTTCTGACCGACAACTCGGCATTCGACGCCCCTGTAACAAACACTCTAACGGGGTTGTTTGACATTTCCGCTCCCTTTGTAACTGTAAAAGCGAATGGGACGCAAATCGGGCAGAACACCGTCAGTCAAGGCACCGGCAACTTCCTCCCCTATCCGCTCTATCTCGGCATGCGTCAGGGGGCCACTCCGCCTTCCTCAAACAGCCTGTTCTTCAACGGCCAACTCTTCGGCCTGATCACTCGCTTCGGCCCGAACCTCGACACCACCACGATCAACGCCACTGAATACTGGCTCAACGAAAAGACCGGAGCATACTGATGACACGTATTACCGCAGCGGCTCCCGAAGCCCTTATCTATGAGTGCAACCAATACGCAATGGTCCTCGCCTACTCCGTCGCGGACGGCCTGACGTACACCGGCCTCAACTGGCAGGACGCGGACGGCAACCTGTATGCCGCCGCAAGCTGGGAAGCCTCGGACGCATGGGTGGAAAGCGTGTCACAGCCCCTCGTCAGGCCCGCGTGGGATGTGGATGAGGTTATTGACATGCCAGCCGCCGAAGCCGCGCAGGCGGCGCTGGTGTTCAGCACGGAGCCTGTGGCGGCGGTGCCGGATAAGTTGACCGCTCTCAGCGGGCCTGACGCTGTTGCTGCTCTTGGCCTCATGGGGCTGGTGCCGGTCGATGCGGCTCCCTGATGGCGAGGGGCAGCGCCGCAAGGATGTAATTACCCGCCATCTCGCTTCTGGCAGCACCTTCCGCGCGGCGGCCAACGAACTTGGCATGGCGCCGAATACGCTCGTCATGTGGTGGCGGGATAATAACCGCGACCCGGCCGTACAGACTGCGATGGATGCGGTGAACACCGGGCTGGTTCCGCATAGCATGTGGACGAAGGTGCCGCCGAAGGACGGTGAGCCGGGGTTCAGCGTCTACCACAAGATTGAGCAGCCGCCGGAAGACATCGCCGAACGCATCCGGACGGCGCTGGAAGGCCTTACCCCGGCAGAGCCAGTCATCCCCCCGGAAAGCGTCATGGCCGACCTGTGCGCCGTCTTTCCGCTGATGGACGCCCACGTCGGGATGCGGGCGCGCTCGGCGGAAACGGGCGGCCAAGACTATGACCTCGCCCACGCGGCCTTGGACATGCGGACGGCCTTCGCCAAGGTGCTGGCCCTGACGCCTGCCGCCGAGGCTGCGGTGCTTATCGTCGGGGGTGATTATTTTCACAGCGATGACAGCCGGGCAGAGACGCCGAAGTCCCACCACAAGTTGGACATGGACGGTCGCTACGGCGAGGTGCTGGACATCGGCATTGCCATTCTGGCCGAAACCATCGGCCGCTTGCTGGCAAAGCACGCCCGCGTCACGGTTCGCGTTCTTCGCGGCAACCACGACCCGCATAGCCACATGGTGCTGACGTTCGCGCTGAGTGAACGCTACCGGGAAGACCCCCGCGTCACCGTGGACAAGTCGCCGCGCGATCTTTTCATGTTACAGTGGGGCCGCTGCGCGATATTCGCCCACCACGGCGACCTGGGCAAGCCGCAGCAGATGGCGCTGTATCTCTCCGACATATGCCCCTTCTGGTCGGCGACCCGTCACCGGCACTATCTGACGGGCCACACGCACCACGACCACGCGAAAGACTTGGGGCCTCTCAGGTGGGATCTCTT